CATCATTGTCAAATCCTATGGAAACGGTTCGTATTCCAGTATTTGACGATGAAGGAAATGCTACAGATGAGCTTTTAACAATATCTACTTGTGATATTACAAACTATACAGTAGTCGCAGATTATGTAACTCCTATTGAACCTACTGTAGGTCCTTATTCTTTGCGTGGCACACTCGCAATTACTAATAAACGATCTGTTACAAATACAGTTAGTTTTCGGGGATCTACGTATATTGGCGATAATCTAGTCCCCTTTATTCCAAGAGACTCAACTGTATGTTGGGATAAAGCAAAAGGACGCATAAGTAATAAATGGTCTATTACGCTCGATCCTAATGCTCAAGATGAAACAGAAATTACTTGGGATATAGAACTCCGTAATAAAAACATGACTGCAGATATTAACGGAGATGGTTGGGTCGATGCTTTAGATCAAAGTCTTATTCTAGGTAGTTGGAATACAACGGATTATCGTACCGACCTTAACTTTGATGGTATCACTAATTCAACCGATTTAGGCATTGTTTTTGTTCAATGGTCTAATTCAACAAAGGATGACTAATGGAATTAACGACTATTCTACCTATTATTGAAAACAATGCTGTTCCTATTATTGTTTGGGTTCTTGTTTACTTTAGTTTAGTAAAGGGAATTCGACAAGATTTAATTGAGATTAAAAGCAAACTTGATAAGCAACCTTAGGACCGACATCTTGCAGTTGCAGAAATGGGTAACTCCTCCCTCCGTGGAGACATGCGAACATGGTTACGCCATAGTGCAGCTTGCCTCAGGGCAGCAACGTCGGAACTTATCATAGTGGGCCTAGGGGTCGCTGTGTCCCCTAGGCCCTTTTACAAATGAAGTATTTATTATTACTGCTCCTAAGTGGATGCGCTTCTGTACAACGAATGACTAAGGAACCTGCACCTCCTTTCGTCCCTGCACAACCAACAGAAGCGTCCCACTGGTTTTATATCTTATGGCTATTAGGCTGTTTAAGTCTAGGATTGTATCTATGGAGAATATTCAAAAATGATTCTCGCTGAAACCATAACCTTATTTCAATGGTTAGCCGAGATCTCTCAACCTTTAATTGCTGCTGGCATTATTGCTTTGACGGGCGCTTTCTTTAAGTTAGCTAGTCATTCGTCTAGTTTGGTTGAATTGCAGCAATCAATGGAAAAGCTACACGACTCTGTTCAAGCATTAAGTCAAACATTTTCTAAGCATGGTGCGCTATTAGATTCTTTGTCTATGCGTTTAAATGACATGCACGATGAGATTTCTAAGTTACGAGATCGTCAACACGAACTCAGTAACCAAGTTATGATCTTAAAGGGAAAATGTGATGACTTTAACCAATGAGTAGGTGGGGAATTTCTAAAGGACCGAGATCTCGCCTTATGACAAAAAGGAGAAATAAAGATGACTCTGGAACTTCTGAGTTTGTTAGGAGGAGGGGTCGCCGGGTTCGTGTTTCGAATGATCGCAAGTCAAGCGGAAGCAAATCAAAGACTGCTTGAAGGGCAGATTCGACGGGTTACTGAGCTTACTCCTATCTCTGATGATTCTGCTGATAGAGCAGCAGCTAGAGGTGGTATATGGATGCGTCGTTTTATTGTACTATCGGTTATGATGGCCGTAGTATTCCTACCATTTATCCTTGCTCTTATGGACAAGCCAGTCTTTGTAGAACAAGGAGCTAAAGAGTGGTGGGATTTCTTAGGACTATTCAGCGGTGGCTTTACAAAGGTAGCCGGATTCTTGATTCTTGAAGAAGTAAGAACATCGCTTATGGCGATTGTTGGCTTCTACTTTGGACAAGCTACTGTTAATAAGGGTCACTGATGGCTAAGAAGAAGAAACCTCTTGATGCCTGTGCTAGATGGGCCAAGAGTAAGTACAAAGTCTGGCCAAGTGCTTATGCTTCAGGGGCTGCTGTGAAATGCCGTAAAGGTAAGGCAGGTCCCGGAAGGAAAAAGAAGTAATGGCTAAGAAAAAAGCTAGCTTCAAGTTGGAGAAAGAGAAGGGACTGCATGGTTGGTTTAGTAGAAACAAAGGTAAAGGCTGGATTGATTGTAAAACCGGCAAACCTTGTGGGCGTAAATCAGCTACGGGCAAATCCAAACGATCTTACCCAGCTTGTAGACCAACTAAATCTATGTGTACCTCTGCTTCAAAGCGTAAGCAAGGTCCAAAACGAATCTCATGGCAAAAGAAAGGTAAGTAACAATGGCATACGGAATGAAGAAGGCTGGCAAGAAGGGCACCAAGGGGTGCGCTACCTGTCCTAAGGGCGGTATGAAGAAGCCAGCAGCCAAGAAGAAGATGATGGCAAAGAAAAAGAAGATGATGTGATGGCTAAGAAGAAGTGGATTCAGAAAGCCATTAAACGACCAGGGGCTTTGACTAAGAAAGCCAAGGCTTCTGGTAAGAGCATTACTGAATATTGTAAGGGCGGTAAGTTATCGACCCGTACAAAGCAGCAATGCAACCTAGCTAAGACCCTTAAGGGGTTTAAAAAGAAGAAAGGTAAGTGATGGCAAAGAAGAAAGGCGGCATGAAGGGCTGCACCATTGGAAACAAGTGCAAGTCCAAGAGCGGCGGCCTTACAGCTAAGGGCCGTCGCATGATCAACAAGAAGACTGGGTCCAATCTTAAGCCACCTCAACCCGGTGGTGGACCACGTAAGCGTTCTTTCTGCGCACGTAACAAGGGCCAGATCAACAAGTTTGGGATTAACTGTCAAAAGACACCCCAAAAGAGAGCTTGCTTGGCCCGTAAGAAATGGAAGTGTACTAACTGATGGACTACAAAAGCTTAAATGAAAAGCTCTTTGTGTCTCTTATGCGCGATCTAGATGATCCTGAAGCACGTGGTCCCCAGCTTTACAAGGTTGTGCTCGACGTTCTTAAGGAGAATCGAGATCAGCTAGAGATTACGGAGCGTAACGTAGATAAGATCATCGAAGAAAAGATTGATCTTCCTTTTAAATTCGGGACTTGAGGCGTAAACGCCTGAGTCTAAGAGAGACAATCATTTAGGCTGGCCTAGGAGACATCCTAGGTCAGTCATTTAGGAGAATACTATTATGCCTCTACCTGATATTAATAGAGAGCTTTTACCAAAGAATATCCCAGATGAAATCTTGCTTGACTTTAGAAATCATCTACATCAATGTATGAAGTACTTGGGGCTAGGAGAGCCTACTCCTTTGCAGTACATGATGGCAGATAGATTACAGAATGGTCCTGATGAGTTTCAGCTACAAGCTGGGCGTGGTGCTGGTAAATCTGTACTGACCTCAATGTTTGCATCATGGTTGTTACTTAGAGATCCTAACCATATCATTATGGTCTTATCAGCTACTGCAATCAAGAGTACTGAATTTATTAGTATGACAAGAAAGATTCTTACCCTTGTCCCTTACATGAGACATATGGAGCCGGGTCCTAATACTCCTGACTCTGCGTTTGGTTTTAACGTTGAGTGTAGGACAACAACTGGGCAAGATAAGTCTGTGTTTTCTAGGGGTATCTCTAGTCAGATTACAGGTAGCCACGCTGATACCGTTATTCTTGATGACGTTGAAATTGAGAAGAACTCAGAGACGGCAGAGGCTAGAGAGAAACTACTGAACAAGGTATGGGAAATTGAACAAATTAGAAATCCAGGAAAAGGTCTTATCAGAATTCTGGGAACTCCTCAAAGCTCAGAATCCATCTACAATAAACTTAGAGATGCGTACACTTGTTTTAAGTTCCCGGCGCTCATGCCAGATCCTGACATGCCGGGACAAATGCGCGATGTGGATTCTGCGATCCTTGAATTGGATCTTGAGTCTGGTGATTCCACGCAACCGGAGAGGTTTTCAGATAACTTGTTGGCAGAACGTAAAGCACGTATCGGACCCAAGCTCTTCAGTTTGCATTATCATTTGGACACCTCCCTTGCTGACCAAGATCGTTTCCCTCTTCGGCTTAACGATCTTATTGTCTTGGACCTCGACAATGAAGTCCACCCAGACAAAGTAATCTGGTGTTCTGACGCCGCTAAGAGTATGCCCTCATTCGGTCTCAACGGAGATCTTATCTCGCAGCCTATGTGGGTTGCTGATAGTTACACACCGTATCGTCATACCGTCATGCACATCGACCCATCTGGCCGTGGTGCAGACGAGACAGCCGTATGCATTGCCTCCTTTGGGAATGGATACATCTGGGTACATGAGTTACTTGGCTTTGACGGTGGCTATGAGGATGCTGTGCTTCAGAAGATTGTGCAGCTTGCTTTAGAATATCCTCATCTTAATC